TATGCCTTGGGCAAAGATCTGGTCACACTCCTTCAAAGGACCTGGTGGTCAGTGGTACATCGAGAACAGTTTGACCACACTAGGTCAGAATGATCCTGTCGGTGAATTGAACAGGGAACTTTGGAATAGTGGTCGTGAACAGGATAAGTCAACTGCTAGAGTACAAAAGCGTAAGCTTTCTTACTACTCTAACATCTATGTTGTTTCAGATCCAGCACATCCAGAGAACGAAGGAAAAGTATTCCTATACAAGTATGGGAAGAAAATCTTTGACAAATTAGTTGAAGCAATGCAACCTGCATTTGCTGATGAGACTCCACTAGATCCATTTAATCTATGGAAGGGTGCTGACTTTAAAGTCAAGATCCGTAAGGTGGATGGGTACTGGAACTATGATAAGTCAGAGTTCGCAGCACCTGCTACACTAGGTGGATTTGATGATGGAGAACTTGAGGAAATCTGGAAGAAGTCATACTCACTTGCTGAGTTTGAAGCTGCTAAGAATTTCAAGTCATATGATCAATTAAAAGCAAGATTGAATCTTGTATTAGGTAAGTCTTCACCACGTACTGCACCTGTTGCAGTTGATGAGAGTGAAGAGGAAGTTGTACCTGCTAATTGGGGTAAAGAAGTATCAGATTTCAGAGAAAAAGCAGTAGCATCTGCTCCTGTATCTGGTGAAGAAGATACTTTATCTTACTTTCAATCCTTAGCAGAAGAGGACTGATTATAAACTGGCACAAGGAGGACTTCATATCCTCCTTTTGCTGTTATAATTAGTATATTAAAGGAGAATTATGAAACTAGCACCTCTTCTCTTGCTCCCATTCCTAGCAGCAACACCAGTCCAGGCGGGGTGGCAAGACCTATTCACACAAACTGGAGGTAGATCCTCTGAAAAGTGTACAAAAAAAGTTTATAACGAAGTCTATGTACCAGGTAACTACAACAATCCTGGGTATGTAGAGTATGAAACAGAAGTTGTAGAAATCCCTTGTAATGACAGACCTTATCAGTCATCATACAACTCAAGTCCTAGACCTAGACCGTACAGACCTTCACGTGATGGAAATGAGTGTGGAGATGGTAAGTATGCTGGTGGTTTATTAGGTGGTGGTCTTGCTGCTGCTATCTCACAAGGAGATGGTCGTTGGTGGGCAATCCCATTAGGTGTAGTAGTTGGAAGTTCGATAGGTTGTGATATGGATGGAGGCTAATGGATATACATGATATACCTGGTGTAGGTGGATTCTACACAAAGAAAGAAGTAGATGCTTTAATAAAGTCTGCTGTAGATGAAGCGAGAAAAATTGATGAAGCATCTATGGCAAAGCATAATAGAGATGCTACTATCATTAGTATGATACTAGGATTTACTGCTCTTGCTTTGTTTCTTGATGGATTGCTTCGTATACTCGGTATCATTCCACCATTTATGGACATCGATGTTAACGTTATTGATGACATTATAGATAAGGTAGAGAGTGACATACTACCTCTAGTTCAAAAGATTCCAAGAAGAAATTTTTAAATTATGAAAGTTATTAATGATTTTCTACCTGAACACCAGTTTAAAGGTCTTCAGTCATATGTTATGGGTGAGTACTTTCCTTGGTGGTATAACACTGAGGTTGATTTCCCAAATGATAATTCATACTTAGATGATTATCAATTTACACACGTTTTCTATGCTGATAAAGGTATTGAACCATTTCCAGAAGAAGAATCTAAGTATCCTGATGCTGTTATTTTAGATCCTATATCTGCATTACTTAAAATCAATAAACCAAGAAGAATTAAGGCAAACCTATTACCAAGAACAGAGAATAGAATTATTTTTAATTTTCATAATGATATTAAAGAAAAAGATACAGATTATCCAGGTCAAACAGCAATCTTTTACGTCAATACTAATGATGGATACACAGAATTTGAAGATGGTACTAGAGTAGAGAGTGTAGCAAATAAAATAGTTATTTTTGATTCTAAGTTAAAGCATAGAGGAACTACTTGTACAAATCAGAAGACAAGAGTTGTAATTAATTTAAATTATGTGTAATGTTGTTCTTTCCTATTACTATTGTAGATGATTTCTTTCCTGATCCTGATTCTGTATTAGAATTAGCAAAGAAGGTAGATTACGATCAACCAAAGAGAACAAATTATCCTGGTGTTAGTACCTCTTTACGTTTGTATCAAATTGATGAGAGGTTAGCACAATATACTGTAGAAAAATTGTTAGCTACTTATTGGGATCCTGATTCTCATGATTTTCATTGGAATGTCGATTCAGATTTTCAAAAAATAACCCCTCATCAGAATCCTTATCTGAATCAGGGGTTAATTCATGCTGATAATGTTGTTGGTCATATGTGTACGGCTATAATATATTTGAATAAAAATGATAGTTATAATGCAGGAACTTCTTTTTACTATAAGAAGAAGGGATTAGAATCTTCTCTTATATTTGCTGAGAAAGTTAATCAAACATATATGGATGAGGTTAAGGACTTTCATAAGACTGGTATAGAAACAGAAGAATTAACTAAACAGATAGAAGATCATCGTAAAAATTTTGAAGAAACGATGAGAGTACAGGCAAAATATAATAGAATGGTATTGTTTCCTTCAGAAATGTGGCATAGTCAAACCACTTATGGTGATGAAACTAGGTATACTGTACGGTGTTTTGTCACTGATGTTTTAGCTACAGTTAAACCAAATAAAGGTATGAAAGCAAGATTACCGATGCTACGGTATATTAATTGAACCTTAAATCATTATAAAAAAACCCCCTATTTGTGAGGAATCCATTATAAAATACTGTGTAAG